CGCTGGCCACCTGCTGGGCAATCTGTTGCGGGCCAGCCTCCCTAATGACTCCAAGAAGCTCCTGCGCGATCGTGCTAATCGGCCCCGCAAGCTCGCCTAGGATCGAGCCAGCCAGGCCCTTCACCGTTGCCCACACGGCGGCAAAAGAATCGTTCATGTTGTCGATTGCCTTTACGGCGTCTTCGCCCACCACCTGCCCGAGCGAAACAGCCTGCTCTCGCATCTGCGTCAGCGCCCCCGGCCCGAGCGTGAACAACTCGCCAAGCTCGATGCCGCCCTTACCGAAGAACTTCACGGCCGTGGCGGCCCGCTCGGCTGGGTCAGCGATCCGAGAGATGGCATCGACCACCTGCTCAAACTGCTTCTCCGGCGATTGGGTCTTCAGTTCCTCAAACACGAGGCCGAGCGCTTCAAACTTCTTTTGAGCCTTCTCGTCGAGCGACGCTTGGCCGATGGCGATGGTCAATTTCTGCATCTGCTTGGCAAACGACTCGACGCTCACGCCCGTGTCGGCCGCGGCCCTGGCATATGCCTGCAACGCCTCGACGCCGACGCCCGTGCGATTAGCCACGTCATTCAGTGCGTCCAACTCTTCGCCCACACTCAAGGCGAACTGCGTGACGCCTGTAACTGCCCCAGCCACCGCTCCGCTCAGGCTTAAGAAGGCGCTCGTGGCGGCTTGGATTCCACCGAGAGCCAGCTTGCCAATCTCAATGTTTTTGAGCGTCCCAAGATCGGCCGACGCCTTCTTGCCAGCCTCGCCCATTGAGTCCAGCTTGGCATTAACATCGGCCACAGCCTGAGCCAGCTGGGCCGTGTTCGCGCTGATCTGCATTGCCAAGCCGAGTGCCGTGCTCATCTCATTTGCCGTCCAAGTCTTGTTTCATCTGCGCAAGCACGTCGAGCATCTGCGTTTTGTGCTGCGGCGGGCTATCTGTGGGAATAAAGTCTGCTGGTTTCGGTATGTGGCCTCGCCTGCAATGAGGAGCCAGCACCGCACTTGCAAGCACGCCGGTCTGAGCCCACGAGTTGTCGAGCGGCTGGAAATACCTCGCAAACGCCAACCACTCGCTCAACTCCCTGCTATCCATTCGCTGCTCCAGTTCGCCGACCGTCATCCCAAGGTGACCGGCCAGCATGAACAAGAACCGCCGCGATGGTCTGGCGCTAAAGATTCCCGGCTAGTTCAACTACGTCCGCCTCCGTAAGTTTGTTGTGGCGTTGTGCCACATCGAACAGTTCGCCCATCACTGCCCCGTCCAGGGTTGCCACTTCGTCCAATTCGTTGTCTTGGAAGATCCGCACCCCATGCTCGTCGCAGAGCGTGCGGGCCAGGTAGAAGGCGCGAAAGTTGTGGAACTTCGCCACGCCCTTGCTGCGAATGTCGAGCCACGCCAGCTCCCAATCGTCGCGTTCGCCGACGCTGAGAACCCGCACATACACATCGAGGTTCCATTCCTTGACGTGAACCTTCAGCGGCTTGCGGACGCTGGCGGCCTTGATCTGCTCTTTGAGTCCCATTGGTCAGTTGTCCAAAAGTTTGAACGTGACGGTGAACCGGGTCACGCCGTTCACCTCATTCGCCACACTCAGCGACTCCCATACTGCGGGATTCGTCAAGGATTGGCCGCCGCCTGATATGGCAAGCGTCGCGCGCACTCCGTAGTTTGCGGTTGCGGTGTTTGCGCTGCCCAAGCACTCAACGCTGCACGTCCCGGCGTCGTCGGTCCACGCTACGCTTCGGCCCTTCGACGGGCCGCCACCGTAGGTCCACGAAAGACCGGTGACCTCTTGGAAGGCGACGCCGTTCCACGTCACCGATACGCCGCTGCTGTAGCTCGCCACGGGGGCCTCCCTCTGTGGCTACGGCACCTGGAAGGAAGCGCTGCCTCGAACCGCGTCATTCACGGTGAGCGTCACGCTCGACGACTTGCAGGTGGCGGTCACGCTCAACGTGATCCCGCCCACGATCGCAAGCGTACCCGTAGCCCCCTGGGCAATCGGGGCACCACTTGCGGCGAGATACTCGATGCTGACTTCCTTGCCGGTGTCGCCAGCCGAGCCCTTCAGCGGGCGGCTAAGAGTCAGCACGGTGCTGCCGGTCGTCTGGCCGAGGTGCGAAACGTCGATCTGGTCCGACGCGGCCTGGTCGCTGATGCTGTAGGTGATGCTCGTGACGGTGTAGGTCGTCCCGGCGAAGGTCAACGTGGTGCCAGACGAATCGTGCGGCGTGTACGGCATTTTTTAACCCTCGCTCCACCAGCAGTCGTAGCGCTGTGTTACTTGATAGACCGGCGGGAGATCCGCTCCAGCCAGCTGCACAAAGTCGTCGGATTCGTCCTCCAGCGACGTTTGTTTCACCTCCGTATTGTCCGCAGTACCCCCGTAGCCATCCAGAACGCGACGGATGGCGTCGGCCACCTGGCGAGCCTCCTCGTAGGTCACGCCGTAAATGCTGTACTCAACGCTCACGCGGGGCATGCCCATCGGCCCGCCAAGCGTCTGCTCGCGGTCGATGCCGGATCGCCGCCATGTGACGAACGGCAGGGCAGCGGATGCCGGGGCCAGCACTGGATAAATCCGCGTGCCAAGCAGGGACGACACGGCGGCATTGCCGACAAGAGCGGTACGCAGGACGGCTTCGGGGGATTTCAGGCTCACGCGCCGCCGCCTCTCTTTGCTCGAAACGGACTAGCCATTTCCTTGATTGCTGAATTCAGGGCGGCAGTCATCTCGCGGTTTAGGTTCCCAGATACTTGCGTGCGAGTACGAGCAAACGCCGTCTTGATTGGCGGAACTCCAGCCTTTCCGCCAACTGGGAACTCTCCCAAGTCAACCGTCCCACCCTTTTTGACCACGCGCACGAAGCCTTTCGGCGACTTGGGGCGAGTCGTCACCTTGCCCGACCTCTTGGCAACAACCACGCGAACCGGGCCGCTTCGCGAATAACTGCTTGCGATGTTGCCCTTTGTCTTGCGTCGCTTTGTTCCAAACTCCAGAAAGCCCTGGTGCTGGCCCTTTTCGTTCGACTTCAAATCGCTCGACTTTTTTCGCGGAGGTGCCGTGAACCCGGCGAGCGCCACACCAGATCCAGTCTTCGCGTACCGCTTCGTCTTTTTCCTGATGGCTCGACGAAGGTTGCCGGTCGGCCCTTTGGGCGTCAGAGTTTTCAAGAGCTTAAAGCCTGGGTCGATTGCACGACCAAGGGCCGCCGCCATGTATTTCGCAGAAAGGTTTTTCGGCAGTCCGCGAAATGCGTCACGGATTTGCTCCAGTTCTGGAAACTCAACAGTGACTTCGATACCGCCCGCCATCACGTCACCTCTTCGCAGATCGCGACGTGTTCCGTCCGGTTGTCGTATTCGAGCAGGCTGACGATGTTCAGCGTGCGGGAACGCCACGAGAAGCGGTCTCGCTGCGTCAGTCCAGACAAATAGCGGAGCCGCACCTTGTGCGTGATCGTTGTATCCTGCTGGCCTGCCGCCAGAGCCTCGCGAGCGCTCACCCCTTCCACGCTCGCCCACACGGCCGAGGAATCGCTCCACGCCAGCACGGTCTCGCCCAGGGCATTGGTCGTGCCGCTGGCGATCTGCACGGTGACACGCTCGCGGAGCTTGCCGGGCTCGATCATCGGTAGGTGCCCCACTTCATGGAATCAAGCAGGCTGCTCACACCGAAGGGCACGTCCTGCGGGACTGCTCCGGTGGAGACGGTCGCGCCACGGGTTTCGTACCAGTGGCTCACGAGCATCAGGATCGCGTGCCGGATCGCGGCAGGCACGTCGGTGCCGCTCGCCCCGTAGCCCGCCCACCACGTCACGGCATGCGCCCCGGCGTCGATCCGGTGCGGCGGCCATGTGCCCGCATAGATGGGCAGCACGGTGCCCGGCGTCGATTGGCGATCTACGCGGAACTGCTCCACGGCATAGGTGCCGGTCGTGCCGCCGTCTGCCGTGAACGTGAGCGACACAGCCGTGGCCGTGCCAGCGACGGCCATCGGCGGGCGGGGCAGCTCCATCGCCTCGATGCCCGAGGTGGGGAAGCGGTCAAACCGCATGACCCACTGCGTGTAGACCAGCGTGCGGTCGAGGTACTGTTCGCACCACTCACGGGCCGCCGTGATGAGCGAGGCCACATAGGCGTCATCGGCGTTGCTGTCGATGCGGCAGTGGGCCTTCGCCTCGGAGAGCGTCACGGGCTCCACGGCGGGGGGCGTCTGGCGGCTGAGGCTGCGGTACATCACTTTCGCTTTCTCCGCTTGGGCGTGGCGTCGGCCGTCTCAACGTCGTGCTCGACGGCGGCCGTCTCAATCAGTTCCTGCTGCCGGTCCTCAGCCGCGAACCGCTTGGAGATCAACTCCTGGGCCAGCCCGCCGGGAATCTCCACGACTTGGCCTGGGCGGTAGTTCCTGAACGCTCGCAGCATCTTCAGTTTCGTCATTGGGGCACGCTCCATGCAGTTTCGGGCTTCTTACCGTTGGTCGTGAACTCCGTGGTCCACTGAAACACGGGCTTACCAAGGTTCTGCCCTGGCCAAGTCACGACGTACTCGCCGTGGCCCAGGACCACGCGCGGCGTGATGAACACACGGTTCCCGCTCTCCCGCCAGTTGCGCCAGAACCAGATGTCGTCATCGGTGCGGCCCTCGTTCCACGAGCCATCGGGGCCGGGGGTGCTCCAGAACCAAGGTTTCTTGCACCGCTTCAGGGCGGCCGTGCTGATGACCGTGAGCCCGAAGTGGGCCGTGTCCACCTCCTGCACCGGCTCCGAAAACCACTCGCGTGGCAGGCTTGTCTTGCCGTCCTCGGGCGGGTTGTCGAGCGTGCCCTTGAGCGTGAGCATCGGGCGGCCGTCTTCCCGCTTCGTCTGCAATCCCGTCAGGGCGTCACACTGAAACGTCATTGCCATCGCGAAGAGGTGCTCCACGTCTTCCTTCGTGAAGAACGTGTCGTAGTCGATGGTCAGCAGATATTCCGCCTTGTCTATGAACTGCTCCATCACGCGGGTGTTCACTTGCGACCAGAAGGCACCCGTGCCCATCGTGGGGCGAATCCCGAGCGGCATAAGTGCCTGAGCCCATGCGAAGTGATTGGCCGTGAAAGACAGCCTGGGCATCGACAGGATGGCTTCCACGCGAACGTCGGCCTCGGTGCCACCCACACGCACGATCATGCAGACCTCGCAAAAAGAGAGCGGGCCGCCCCGTTGTGGAGCGGCCCGCCCAGTTTGCACATCACGTCAAGCGTCAGGCTTAGGCAGCACCGACGAGGCCGATGACCGGCCCGGCGACGGTCGAGGAGCCAAGGCTGTGATGCGTGATTGCCACGCGCGCTGACGCCTTCACCACCGTTTGCTCGCTCAGGAAATTCACCTGATCCGAGCTGGCGATCTCGATGCCCTGGCGGATGCCGTACATCGAGCTGTTGGCGAGGTTGCCGTACAGCGCCATGATCGCACCCGAGGAGTCCGCACCGCTCGGGAGCCGGTCGGTGAGGACGACCGGGCTGCCGAGGAAGGTGAGGCCCATGCCAGCCGACAGGCCAACCGAACCGCCCTGGTTCAGATCGAGAGCCTGCATGCAGGTCGCGAAGAAGAACGGGCTGCAATACCACTTGGCACCGGCCCGGCTGTGCTGCGGAACCGCAGCCATCATCGCGAGCAAGTTCGCCTTGGTCACCTCGTCCGGCGTGTCACCGGCAGCCGTC